GACTTTCATCAGCGCCAGAGAGACGAAAAGGCTGCCTTTGATGCTTCTGATCTGGGCAAGGCAAATGAATCGGATGCTGCCTACCAAGCACGAGTTGCGGCGGCAAAGCAGGAGTATATCAACAGCCACCCCGCAGCAGCCTCGGCAGCATCGTCAACTACCGGAGCCACCGGAGCCACTTCAGTAGCAAGCAAAGATCGCATCGCTACCAAATTGAAGCAAAAGGCAGCACAGAGAGCCTCACGAGCATCAAGCGGACGCGCTATGCTACGCATTGGTCGCTAACAAGAAACAGGAGCCCTAGGTGTCAGGAAAAGAACTATATTCTAAACTCGCAGCACAGCGTTTTACCTATTTGGAACGCGCTCGTGACTGCGCTCGTTTGACCCTGCCACACCTGTTTCCGGATGAGGGAGATCAGAGTAGCCGTAAGTTTGTTACTCCATATCAATCCGTGGGTGCGCGAGGTGTCAACAATCTGGCCTCGGCTCTGCTGCTTTCGCTACTGCCCCCGAACTCGCCCTTCTTTCGTTTTGTGATTGATGAGGCAGCCGTAAAGAATCTACAGCAACTCTCCCCTAGCGCCCAAAGCGAAACAGAGCAAAGTCTGTCGCAAATGGAGCGCCTGATTATGCGAGAAATTGAGGGACTGAGCGTTCGTGTCCCGCTGTTTGAAGCCGTTAAGCAACTGATTGTTGGCGGCAACACTCTGCTGTATTTTCCTGACGAAGGCCCAATGCGTGTTATTCGTCTTGATCGTTATGTGGTCAAGCGGGATCCGATGGGCAACGTCCGCAGGGTCATCCTAAAGGAAACCATTTCCCCTGCAATGCTTCCTCCGGAAATACAGGCTGCGGTTCAGACCACCCTGAATTCTCTTGAAGACACCGTAGACCTGTATACCTGCTGCCATGTCATGGACAATGAGCAGGTCGAGGTGTACCAAGAAGTTGGTGGCATGGAGATTCCCGGATCATATATGATCTATCCAATCGAACGCAGCCCCTTTCTTGCCTTGCGAATGCATCGTGTGGACGGCGAGGACTACGGTCGTGGCTATGTAGAGCAGTACTTTGGCGACTTGGTGTCTTTGGAAAGCCTGTCCAAGAGCATCGTGGAAGCCGCTTCGGCATCTGCTAAGGTGCTGTTCCTCGTGAACCCTGTCGGCACCACCCGTGCTTCCAAGTTGGCAAAGGCTCCTAACGGAGCGATTATTGAGGGAATGTCTACTGACGTTACGGTGCTTCAGGTGGCTAAGTCAGCAGATCTTGGTGTTGCTTTGCAGACGATGGGGGCCATCAACGAGCGTCTTTCCTACGCCTTCTTGCTGACTGAAGCCTCAGTTCGTAATGCAGAACGTGTAACTGCTGAAGAGATTCGTCTAGTCACGCAGAGCATTGAGCGTCAACTTGGCGGCATCTACAGCATCCTATCTCAGGAGTTCCAGTTGCCTTTGGTTCATCGAATGATGGATCGGCTGACGAAGGCTAAGAAGATGCCTAAGATTGATAAGAAGTACATCACTCCTACAATCGTTACAGGTATTGATGCTCTTGGTCGCGGAAACGATTTGAGCCGTTTGGATCTTTATTTGCAAGGTATTGCTCAGATTCTCGGTCCCGGCGGTATTCAGCAGTATATTGACTTCAGAGAATACCTGAACCGCCGTGCTGCAAGCCTTGGAATTGATGTTACGGGCTTGCTGAAGACTGATGAGCAGATTCAGGGTGAGATGGAAGCCGCGCAGCAACAGCAAATGCAGCAGGATCTCATGCCACAGACCGCAAAGACCGTCGGAAACATTATTGAGAAGCAACAGACACCCCAATGAGTAACCATCAACAAATCGACATTGTCCGAGACACCGCTACTTCTAATAACGAAGTGGACGCTCTAGCCGTAGCACGGGCTGCTCAGGAAACCGAACAGGCTGAGAAGCGCCCTGAGCGTCCTGAGTGGCTTCCTGAAAAGTTCACGAAGCCTGAGGAGTTGGCTGCTGCCTATGCCTCGCTTGAAACCAAGTTAACTTCTTCGGGTAAGTCGCTTGATTCCCTTGATGATTACTCAGATGAGTTTGCAAAGACAGGCACCCTAAGCGAAGCGTCTGTGCAAGAGATTGTGGATCTTGGCATTCCTGAAGCAACTGTTCGTGCTTATGTTGCCGGACAGGAGGCGCTTGCCGAAGCCAACGTCAAGAGCATTATGGAAGTTGCCGGAGGTGAGCAGCAGTATAACGCTCTAGTGTCTTGGGCTCAGAATAACATTCCTGAAGAGCATATTGATGCCTACAACTCTATTATGGAAAGTGGAGACACGGCTACCATCAAGATGGCTATTTCCGGACTCAAAGCCCGATATGAGCAGACCAATGGTTCTATGGGAAAGCCCGGACGGCTGCTTCAGGGCGGTACTACGACCGAAAGCGGTGGTACCTTCCGTAGTGTTGCTGAGATTGTCAGCGCCATGAGCGATCCCCGTTATTCAAAGGATCCTGCTTATCGCGCCGATGTTGAACGTCGAATTGCCACTTCTAACGCCTTTGGAGGATCCCGATGAAGAAGCCAACTGATTTCAAGACTACTGCTCTTGGTATTGCCACCATTCTTACTGTGCTTTCCGCCGCTGTTGTGGCACTCTTTGATGGAGATCCTGCTACTAACTTTGATATTGCAACCGTGGTTGCAGGAGTTACTGCGGGGTTTGGCCTGATCTTTGCCAAGGATGCTGAGAAGAAGGTTGAACCCTAATGTGGGGATGGGTAGGTGAGTTAGTTACCGCCATTCTCAAGTTCTTTGAACGGATGGTTTCCAAGGAAACATATGTCAATCAAGCCGACCCAACTGCTAATGGTATTAGGGAGCGTTTTGCTGAGCGGGTGCGGAAGTTCCGTGCTGCTCGTGCAATCGGGGACTCCCGTCCAACTAGCGGAGCCTGTGGAGGCGCGGGTGTTTGTAGTTCAGAAGGACGGAACAAAGATCAAGTCGGCTAATCGTGTAGAAATCCCCGCCGGATGGTGGGCTGCTGATGTGCCTGAAGAACCCGGCATTGCGCCGGAGAGCGTACCCTGACGACAAGTCTGAGTGGTGCGTCTAACCGGAACCCTATAGAGGAATCTATGGGGTTCTTTTCATTTGTGCATAATTTTAGATGGATTGTGCATAAACTGCTATGACTGCTTTTAGCCCCTTGCGAGGGAGAACTCTAAGCGCGTTACAGCAAACCCTTCTTCTATCTAATCATTTACTAATTTAGGAAAGAAAACAACTATGGGACAGTTTACTGATCCGTCACGCCTTGGTCTAGTTAACAACTCTGGTACTGATACCGAAGCACTTTTTCTGAAGATCTTCAGCGGTGAAATTGTTACGACCTTTGAAAAGGCTAACATTATGATGCCTCTCCATCGTGTCCGCACGATTCAGAGTGGTAAGTCCGCAATCTTCCCCGTCACCGGAACGGCAGCAGCGGGTTATCACACCCCCGGCGAGTCTGTTCTTTCGCAGTCATCGTCCACTACGACTACCTATGGAACGCAGACTTCCGGCGGTGCTGTTGGTACTTTGACCGCTCCTGTTGAATCGACTGTTCAGAGTTCTAAGTATCTCAACAAGTTCAAGCACAACGAGCGTACCGTCTTCATTGACGATATTCTCGTGTCTTCGACCTTCGTTGCAGATATCGATGAGATGAAGAATCACTACGATGTTCGCTCCATCTACTCGACTGAAATTGGGCGCTCCTTGGCCTACGTTGCAGACAAGAACCTGATCCGCACCGTTATCGGTGGCGCTCGTGCAACCACGGATCGCTTTGCAGGATCTGATGCTGCGTATCTTGGTGCTAAGATTCCTTGTGGTACCACCACCTACACTCTGACCTCTGCAAGTATTCTTGCAGGTTTTGCAAATGCGGCTCAGAAGATGGATGAGCGCAACGTGCCGAACGATGAGCGTTTTGCCGTGGTGACTCCTGAGGTTTACTACACCCTGCTCGGTGGTAACAGCGATGCAATTAACCGGGACTTCTCCCCGGACAACGGCTCTATTGCAACGGGCCAGATTGCCTCGGCATACGGCATCCGTATTCTGAAGAGCAATCACATTCCGCAGACCGATGAAAGCAGCGGTTCTAGCGTTCACAACAATGCGGGTGTTCGTAACAACCCGAACGGTGGTTCTCTTAAGTACTCCGGTATCAACTACAACACCTCCAATGCAAAGACTCAGGGGATCATCTTCCACCGTGAGGCTGTTGCAACGGTGAAGTTGCTTGATCTGTCGCTTGAGACTGACTACATCATGGAGCGTATGGGTACGCTGATGCTTGCTAAGTACGCAATGGGCCACAACGTCCTGCGCGAAGAGTGCTGCTATGAACTGCAGTCTTCTTCGGCAGGTTCGCAGTATACTGCCTAATTGAGTTACTAGGTTTAAGAGAGGGCGGTTCCCTAAGTTGGGTTCCGCCCTCTCTTTTCTTTGTCTATCTTTCTAGGATCCTAGAATGGCTCTAACAAAAACAAACAAACTACAGGCAATCAACACGATGCTTTCGGCCATTGGAGAGCCGCCTGTTAACTCGTTGGCAGCCCAACGCGCAGACTCGCTGATTGCTCAAACCATCCTAGACGAAACCACCCGCGATATCCTGTCCTACGGTTGGCAGTTCAATACCGATGAGAATGTGGTGATGACCCCTGAGACCACTACCGGGTTCATCTACATCTCCGACAGCATTGTGCGCGTTGACATTGCCTCCACAGATGACACCGTTGCCCTTGAGGTGGTGATCCGGGGCAATCGCCTGTACAATCGGTTGACCTCGTCCTACGCCTTTACAGAGGCTCTAACGACCACGCAGGTAACCCTGCTAGACTTCGATGAGATGCCTGAGATTGCCAAGCGATACGTTACAATCCGTTCCGCCCGTATCTTTCAAGATCGTGTAGTCGGCTCCTCTACGCTTCATGGGTTTGAGATGCAAGATGAAGTTGCCGCCCTTGCACGATTGACTGAATATGAAAATGAGGTTGGCGACTACAGCATCTTCCAAAGCGAAAGTGTTATTCGTCCGTTCCTTCGCCAAGGCTCCTATAGGATCTACTAATAATGCCTCTTATCACGACTAGCATTCCTAATCTCGTCGGTGGCGTAAGCCAACAGCCTCCCGCTATTCGGGCTACAAATGAAGCCGAAGTGATTGAGAATGCCGTGCCATCGGCAGTAGAAGGTTTGCTAAAGAGAGCGCCTTCAGAGCATCTAGCCTTTATTACAGACAATGCTGGGCTTGGGCTTGTGGCTAACAACACAGAGTCCCCTTTTGTACATCTGATTGAGCGTGATGAAGTAGAGCGGTATGTTCTTGTGGTGCTGAAGGACGGGACTCCTGCTGTTTATAACCTTGCAGGGGTTCGACAGACGCTGACCGTAGCGGCGGGTGCTAGTCTTGGAACTGCTTTTCATTATCAACGTAAAGCCCTTACGATTGGTGATTTGACTTTTATTTTGAACACCACTCAAACGGTAGCCGCCGCTTCAACCCTATCCGCACAGGTTCCTGCCGATCCAAACAAGAGTCGGTTGGTTTGGATTAAGCAGTCTAACTATGACCGCGCATTCTCTGTAACCCTTGTTCCCGTAAATGCGGCAATTGCACAAACCAAGTACGTGTTTAAAACCGCCTCATCGGGAGACAACGGTACGAGTTATGTGGCTAATGCGCTATTTAGTGGCGCACTTCCGGCAGCAACGGTGGTTTCAACAGGAATTGCAGGAAGTATTACAAACGATGTTTTAACTGTAACTACTGCCGGAACGGCTCCGCTTCAACTTGGACTTGAACTCTTCTCAACAGCCGTAGGAACATCCGGAGTAAACGGAGGAGCCTCTGCCGGATCTTTGACACAGGCAATTACAGGCTTTGGTGTAAACGGTTCCGTACCTTCTACAGGAGGTGTTGGTACCTATCGTCTAAGGAATACCACCAGCAGTTCCACAAAGAGTTTTAGCGGATCCACCGCTATTGAAGCCCGAACTCCTGCAAGTGGCGGCTTCTATACCGGAGTCGGACTTAACACGGACTCGGGAATTGATACTGCCGGAGGCTACTACAGCGGAAGCGCCCTATACAACAACACCATTCACGTTGTAGGTTCTATTGACTTTAAAATTGGTGTAGGCGATTCCATTGGTAACGCCGGAATTGCTGCATTTAGTAGTCTAAAGGGTACGGAACGCTTTGAAGACCTTCCTCCCGAAGCCCCGCACGACTACATGATCAAGATTTCAGGCGTTCCCGAAGAAACCGCAGATGACTATTGGGTAAAGTTTGTAGCCGAAAACGGTACCTTTGGTCCCGGACTTTGGGAAGAGTCGCTTGCTCCGGGTCTCAAGTATCTGTGGGACTACGGTACTATGCCGCTTGTTTTGATTCGCCAGTCTGACAATACTTTTCTTTTGAAGAAAGCAGACGGAATCACGGGAACTACGGGAGTAGCCGCAGGGGCTGACTATAGCGCCTTTAAATGGGAACAGCGGTATGTCGGAGATGACAAAACTTGTCCTTTTCCCTCCTTCACGGAAAACAAGATTCAGGACATGGTCTTCTTCCAAAATCGCCTAGGCTTCCTGTCGGGTGAAAACCTTGTCTTCAGTCGTGTTGGCGAGTTCTTTAATTTCTTCAAAGAGTCGGCAACACAACTCTCAGATATGGATCCTATTGATATTGCCTCAAGCAGCCCCCGCGTTGGCAAAGTCATGGCTGCTGTGCCTTTCAACACAGATCTGATTATCTTTACTCCTACAAGCCAACTTGCGCTACGGGCTGACGCTGTCTTTACGCCAAGCACCGTTAGTCTTGTACCTGTAGGAGAATTTGAGAACACCTCTTCAATTGTTAAGCCTGTACCAACCGCTAACTCTATTTTCTTTCTTTACAACAACGGTGCCTATGTGGGAATGCGTGAACTTGTTCCGCAGCCCGCTCTTAGTGGTGCCTATCTTGCCGATGAACTGACTAGTCGAGTGCCTCAGTACATCCAAGGTCCGGTGACTTGCCTTGCTGCCGCCTCGCATGACACTTTTAATGTCGTAGTCTCTGGTGGCGATATGTATGGCTACCGTTACTTCCTGTCTGATCGACAGAAGGCGCAGTCGGCGTGGTTTAAGTTTACCTTCAATGATTCATCTGGTATTGCAAAGGCTCGTCCTGTGTGGGTGGGCTTTGTAGAGTCAGTTCTATATGCAATCATGCTGCGCCCAAAGACTTCAACTACAAGTTGGATTACTTTGGAAAAGATAAAGGTTGGCTTGGGTACTACTGATTTCTTGGTGTCCGGAGTAGACACTACAACCTTCCTTGATCAGCGCGTGTACTTTGCAACAAGCGCCTCTAATGCCGGAACTTACAACGCCAACACTAAAACAACGACCTTTACTTTGCCAAAACCACTAAGTTATAGTTCCACTTTAACGCAAGCGGTGTCTTCCACGGGCTATGTGATTCCTGTTGTGTCCGGAACTGCCTACTCTGCTGCAACCCCTTCAACGCAATCCACTATCACCCTTCAAGGTAAATGGGACGATCAGAAGGTTTGGATCGGCACTAAGTACGACATGACCTACACGTTCTCGCCTTTCTATCTGCGAGATGCCAACAACAATAGTGCCTTTGTTTCGGGAAGGTATCAGATGCGATATCTTTCTATTCAATATGCAGAGACAGGATATTTTAAAGTGTTGGTTTCCCTTAAAGACGAAACTCCGTATGAGTACTTCTGCACCGCTAATACGGTAGGACTGATGACGCTTGGCGCACCGCAGACTGTTTCAGGAACCTTCAGGCTTCCCCTGTATTCAAAGCAGGACAACCTAACGGTCAGCGTTATTAACGACTCGCCTTTTCCTTGTAAACTGCTTGCCGCTGAACTTGAAGCCGTGTATGAAACGCGGTCGTTGCGTAACTAAATGATCACCATCTATCCCACACAACGTAAAGACATACGCCCAATCGCCCTCAATCTGAGGGTTGCAGACCGCTTGGAGATTCAAGCAGGAAGCGGAATGCGCCCACTACAGGCACTACACGCCGCCGTAGATATGAGCATAGAAGCCTATACCGTATTTGAAACAAAGACTATGCGTCCATGTTGTCTCGGTGGTATTGCTCCTACAGCGTCCCCTATCGCCGCGCAGATTTGGTGCGTAGGGACGGACGATATATCTGTGCTTTCCGTAGGGTTCTTAAAGTCATCCGTTGCTTATGTTAACGCTCTTCAAGAAAAATATCCAATCCTGATGAATGCGGTGGATTGCCGCAATACCGTCCACATTCGTTATTTGGAATGGCTTAAATTTAAGTTTATTCGTATAATTCCAACATATGGTGTTGAACGCCGCCCCTTTGTTGAGTTTTGCCGAATAAACCAAAGTCCTATTGTGAAATCTATTTAAGGATTTGAATCATGTGCGAACCTGTGTCAATTGGTTTGGGGGTTGGAGCCGTAGCCGCCGGAGTGGGGATGGCTGCTCAAAAGAACGCAGCAGACGAGCAGAATGCTTATCGTAAGCGTTTAAAGATTGCAGGACAGCAGAACTACGAAAACAACAAGGAAGCCGTCATCAAGGACGTTGGGCTTCAAATTGATCAGTTGGGTTTGCGCGAACTTCAAGCCCGTGCCGCCGCCCGACTTGAACTAGAAGGCATTGCCCGTGCGGCTAAGAGTGCTTCTGCAACATCCGCTGTATCCTTTGGACGCGCTGGTATTACAGGACAGTCAGTTAACTTGCTTCATCAGCAGTTTGAACGTGATGTTCTTGAACACGAATCAGCCTACGTCCGCACTCAAGACAACATGAGACAGCAGTTCTCAATGGACGCTCAGGGTATCTATGCCCGTGGTGAGGCTGCTATTAACGCAGGTACTCCTGCCCCGCTGCCTCCTGTGCAGACCGTGTCTCCTGCAACGAGTATTATGAACGGCATCAGTACAGGCTTCAGCGTCTACGGCTCGTTGGGATCCTACAGGACACCTTCCGGCGTAGGTACATCTGCACCGCCCCCACTCCTCGCCCGCCCATAACGGAAATACAACTATGGCTCTACCTAATCCCTCTCTCGGCGTTGTGGCGCAACCTGTCAGCACTTATGTGCAACCCGCGCCTGTTGCTGCTCAAATGTATGATGAGCAGTCGGTAAGGCTTGCTTTGATGTTCAGCGAGTCGTTCAGCAACCTATCGGTATCTGCTGCACGGTTTGCCGGATCTCTTAAGCAGGATCAAAACCGAGAAGACATACAACAGGGACAGTTCCTTGTTAATAGTAACCAAAAGTCATACAAGCAGTTGGTGGCTGATGGTCTAATCAATCCTGCTGAGAACCCGTGGCTTGCCATTGGCGCTCAACAGGCTAGTGGTGCTATTGAAGGACTGAACGCTCGTGCTGAGTTCCAACAGCGATACAACGATCAGGCAGCCCAAAATCCGGACTTCTTTAAGGACTCTAGTCACTTTAATGTTTTGGCTAGTACTTTTAGTAAGGAAGCCAATGCAAGAATGGGCGACTCGGCTTATCTGAGTGCTGCTTTCTACGAATCGTTTAATCCCTTTATTGCAAGCATGGGGATGCGCCATCTTGAGAACATCACCAATGAGCAGCGGAGAGTCCTCACTAACGCTACACAGGCGGCGACTTTTCAGTTAATTGAGGACGGACAAGACCCGGCATTTGCCGCAGAGGCTCAACCTGTCTTTCAACAGCGCATTAACACCTATGGTGCTGCAACGAGTCACTCGCTAATCAACAATGTAGCAATTGATACTCTTGTAGAAGAAGCGGCAAATGGAAACACTCCGGGAGTTATGGATACTCTTAGGAGTTTGAGGGTAGGCACAGGACCTCTTTCAGATACTGCTTATGCCAAACAGCAAGTTGAGTTGAATCTCGGTCGCATCTACGACAACGAAGACAGGCTTGCTGTTGAAAAGAAGGCTCAGTTTTCTGATTGGACAGACTCGCAGGTTAGGGCTTATCTAAGTGGGGCTCTAACCAAAGAATCTATTCTACAGGCTGTAGATGCCTCAGGGAATTCACAGGAACAGCGCGATTATGTGATGTCTGAACTTCAAAATGCGGATACAAACTTGCGCGTTGCGGCAGAGAATAATCGCCGTAATTCTCTTGAAACAACCGTTACTAAGAGTGCGAGGCTAGAGACCGCCGCAACTACCCCGCTTGCCTCGCTTCTTCGTCCTGACGAGGAGTTGAAGGCTGTTGCTAAGGACGCGCTTATCAAGCGAATGGATGAATTTAAAACTGGTCCTGTTCAACGTGAACAGTATCTCTATGCCTTTGAAAAGAATTGGCAAGCACAGGCTCCCGCACGAGCGCAGCGATATATTGAGCGCGTGGGATCCGCTTTCTATAATGGTGTAGGAAATCAACCGGGACAGGTCGCGATTTTTACCGAAGAGGTTACACGCTTTCTTGATCCAAAGACTCAAGGTCCGTTTCCGGATTTGGCAAGGGGGCGCGATAAGCAAGATCAAATGCGTTCATTCCTGCGGTTGGACACGGACGAGAGTACCAAGCACTTCAACGCTACGTCTTACGCAAAGTACTCAGCGGTTCTAGACCAAGCCGAAGAACAAGCCGCGCAAACACCGGGCTTTGGTGGAACGCTGATGGCTCTGCCCTCCGACACTCAGGATATTCAGGTTAAAAAGGCAGATATGCGTGGTAAAATCATGTTTACACGCCTAGCCCTTGGTGAAACCTATGACAACAAGGATTATGCGGTTTCTTTGAATCGCACTCTTAATTCCATTATGAACCCAACGGTTGAGAAGGAATTTGATCCTCGTTTGGGAGACATTCTTAATGCCTACGCCATAGGTAGAATGAACCGCCCTATGAATCAAGCCTTTGCTATTGATGCCGGAACAAAGAATGGAAAGGCTGTTTATAGTGTCCTAGACGAGATTGTTGGTCAGATGCGTGGAGGGAAGAAGTTGAGGGATGCGGTCAACGATGTCAGTCAGGGGCTGCAGTTTAAGACTGAAGATTTTGATCCCAACAACATTTACGACTACACCACCATCTTCCGTGGAAGCGGGAAGGACGCTGAGAAGATCTCTGTTCTATCGCGTGATCTTGCTGTTGATCTAGGGATCACATCCGGAGATTCCTCTGTCTACTTTGCACGAGAACTTAGATCGCGGGTTACGGCAAACCTACAGGTAACTCTAAACGCAGATGCTGCCTTTAAAGCGGCTAAAGCAGAGATGCAGGATCCTGCTAATTACTTTGTGGCGAACGGCGCTATTCTTCCTACTAAGGCTTTTAGAAGCGACATCACTCCAAAGGCTCTTGAATTTTGGCTTGATACTAAATACAAGGGTATGGACGCCAAACTTGTAGTTATTGGTGAAAGACCCGATGGCGAACCTATGTTTGGAGTTCGTGATTCGCGTGACAACCGCTTTGTGGATCAGATTGTTGTTCCAAGCGATGTCCGTATTGATACTCCTGAAATGGTTCAGGCTTTTGCTGCTTGGCTGAAGGCTTTGGAGTCAAGGAAGCCAACTGCAGATGTGATCGAGGCGAATAGGAAGAACCCTGCGAATATGTTCGGAGCGAATGGAATCCGCACTACAGACCAGCCCACATTTATGGAATTGATCACCGCTACTCCTTTCGGTCGCGCTTTCGGCGGCGTAAACTAAATATTTAAACCGCTAACACTTTTAGGATTTCTATGGCAGACGCAATATTTGGGTCACCGATCTTTAGCCTTACCCCTGCGGAAGAAGCGCGTATTCTTAATGAAGAAGCAAATCAGCGCCGAGCAAGAACCGCATGGGAACAGGAAAATGATGCGGCCCCATTCTCAAGTTTTGTGTCCGGAGCCCGCAGTTCTTCTGTTATTGGAGCCGGGATCTTTCGCGGCATTCAAAAGGGTCTTCAAATCTTTGATCCAAGTGGTTCTCAGGATCCGCTGAATATTTCAAGGAGTCGTCTTGACTACAACCCGCTTACCGACCCGATGTCGCACGGGATGGACAACAATATTGAGTCAATTACAGACGATCTACGGGGAATTCCGTTTGAGGAGTACCCATATGTTTTGTCTGCCACTTCTCATGCAGATTTTAAGGACAGGCTCGACTTTGTACGAATCGGTCTACCCGAAGTACAAGCACGGATGCAGGGCAATGTAGGTCTCGGTAAGGCTGTGGGTATGGCTGCCGATATCTCCACAATGATGACTCTCGGAGCCATAGCGGAACCTGTTGCCCTCGCCGGGTTGGGTACGCGCACTAGGCTTGCAGGTAAAGCCGTCTATGAAGCAGGGGGCTATCGTTTGGAACCCCTTGCAGAGGCTGTAACAGCAGCGGCTGAGACCGTTGGTCGTACTAATCTAGCCTTTCGTTATGGCGCTTTGGGTATTGCTGAAGAGGCAATGTTTCAAGCCGTAAAGGAAGGAGTCGATCCCAACTCTAATCCGGATGCTTCTGAGATTCTGTTTAATCTTACGGTTGCAGGAGGTATCTCCGGAGTCCTTGGTGGCGCTGTCTTTGGAAGAACCTTTGTTCGGCAGAACATTCAGGAAGCCGCTGAGGATCTTCGAAGAATGGGGATTACTGATCTGCCCGGAGGCTACAAACTTAATGTGGCTCCTGATTGGGCATTCAGTTCTACCGCTAATGCAGACGGCGTTATGTTTGCTCGTGGCTTTGGAACAGCAGATGAACTTGGCGTAGAACTCCACGCGGATTGGCAAAAGACCGGAGATATGTTTATTCCCGGATCCCGAACGGTGTCGAACGTCCCAGTCCTTTCCGGCGGTGTCCGTAGAGGTACCATTGGCATTGGAGGCGAGGCTACGTTCTTCCCTCCTTTCAATGAAGCCACCGCTGGTTATTTCAACCCTGTAACCGGAATCTGGCAGCGACAAATAAAGAACGCTACAGACTTTGGCAAACGCCTGTTTAAGACAATAAGCAGTCCGGAAGAACTTGTTACTTTGCTGAAGGGGGCTACTCGAAAGAACAGCACCACCCTAGATGTAACCGCAAAAGACGGGGCAATTCGTATTGAGTTTGCTTCAGAAAAACTTCGCGGCAGGGTGTCTGGTCGCGTAGACGAAGCCCGTTATGCTTCTTCTGATATCTCCCTTGACATTGCAAGTAATAACCGAACACTCAGTAAGCAAATCAAGGGCGTTACCGTAAAGGTAAGTCAGATTACTGAGGATAATCTTGTAACTTTGCGTAACGCGCTACAGAAGGCAGGACTCAAGGAACTTCCACAGGTTGGTGACGAGTTGCGTTTCATTCGTCCCGGAGCAAAGGTCAAGCCGGGAAAGATGGTTGTTCGTGGTGCGGCTTCTACCGTAAAGACCATTGTTAACTCGCTTCAAGAACTGGGTATTCCGGTTGATCAGGAGTTGTTCAAGAAGGTTAGTCGTGGCGTACTGGCCGCAGAACAAAGCCGTCTTGCAGGTAAAGCCTTTAATGCTCGTCTTTGGGAAGAGGTAATTAAGGAAGTAGGAAATCCACAACAGGCTCAACTGATTAGTGAAGCCTTGATCAATCGCGTACTCCCGCGCTTCAGCACAGTAGACCGCAATGTCCTGTCTGTAGCAAGCCGCGAAAATATGATCACGGCAATCCACAAGGGCTTCAAAAGCAAGATGCACCTTGATCCCGCGAATCCAAAGTCGCTGATCTTTCAGGTATTGGAAGATATCGAAAAACGGGGTGGGGTGATTGACCGCGAAATGGTCGCAGGAGTCATTGACGATCTGCGAGGTATCGTGCAGAATCCTCCAAAGCGTATTAATAAACTTGGACGTAAGACTCTTGATACCTTGGGTAGGCGTAGGGCTGTTGTAGACATTATTAACAAGCGCATTCAGAATGTTCCCGGAAGTACTCCTATCGAGATTCCGAATAACCTGCTGAAGAAGATGTCAATGCGTTCAATGCCGCCTGTTACAAGCGGAGGAACTATTTCCGCAGCAACGGGATCTCCTGCGTTTGAGAACACCCCGCGAGTGACTCTTCGTGTGCCTATCTTGAGTAACTTCCTAAACCAAGCCGCGCTTGCTATGCAATCGGAAAACGGCATGGCGCGGTATATGGCTCACATTGCGTTTAACGCTCGGCGTGTCCATGATGGCGTACAGCCCACGACAATCTTTGAACACGGCATACAGATTGTTCAGTCCACGCTCTTTCATTTCTCAGTAGCCTATCGCAACGCTTCTACAAAGTTTGCTATGGGAGTTAAGGGAGAAACCGTTACTGATTCTCCAACGCTGATCAACGCAATGCTCTCTCGGTTTGGTAAGAGAAACAAGGAGATTGCCCGTGAGTTTGATGAACGGGTTTCTGCTGTAATGCGAAGCGGAACTCCGGATGCTGTAGAAGCCGTAAACGAAGCCGCAGATGCTTTTAAGAAACTGCAGCAACGGATGCATAACATTGCATTTGAAGCCGGAGTCTCCGGGTTTACTAATTCGGCTGTTGTGAATTATCTTCCACGCCTATGGCGCTTTGAACGTATTCGGCGGCTCACGGGTACTGAAGAGGGCATGAACGATCTAATTACGCTGCTTCAGGCATCGTTTGAGCGCGGTGGCCGCACGATTGTTATTGATGGTGTGGAGCAAACGATTCAGGGAGATGTGCGGCAAGCGGCGGTTGTCTTTGCTAATCGACTAAAGCAAATTGCTTTTGAAACTGAAAACGCGCCGCTTCTTGCTCAAGATCAAGAACTGGTTGACGCGCTTGCAGGGCTCGTAGCACCTCTTAAGGCTAAGGGAACAAGCAGAACGCCCTTTGGTCGCAGCCGTATTACACTTGATGAAACAGCCGCAATAACCGGAACCGCTGATCACCTAAATATTGGAACTGCAAATCTAAGGTTGGCTGATCTTGTAAGCAACGATCTGGGGCTTATCTTTAAGCGATACACCACCTCCGTTATGGGTGCTGTAAATGAGAAGCGTTTCTTAAATGCCATGAACGAGGCAGCGGCTGCCAATGGGCTTAAGGGACCAATGGTAGACGGCGTTCAGCAGCCCTTTAAACCGTTTACGAGTATTGATGAAGTAATTGATACGGCTAAACTGGTTGCGGGTCCAATCAATCCCAACCACGAAAGTGGGCTTCGCGAAGTTCTAAGTGCTATGCGCTTTGAGCCGCTGCACTCAGGTACAGCCGAATTTAGCGACAAGGCTAAGGGCATCTTGATGTCTTATGGTTACCTTGTAAAGGGTGGACAGTTTGGTTTGGCTCAGTTGGGAGAAACCGCACGAGTTGTGGGAACTCTTGGATTGAGAAAGACCATCAGGCAGATGCCTATCTTGCAGGAGATGGTCAACAATTGGTGGAACCTCGACCGTCCTACGCAGAACTTTGCATCATGGATTGATGCATGGATGTCCCCATCTACAGACCGTCTGCGCCGTCAGTTTATAAGTGTCGGTTTGGATAAGACCGAAGAAAAGAGCATGGGTATCCGTGGTGGGCTTGATATGGCAGCAAACCTATTGGCCGATGTGTCGGGCCTTGCGCCCCTGACAAGTTGGACACAGCAACTAACGGCTGCTACAACCATGCAACACCTGTGGGAAGTGGCCAACAAGGGAATATCCCGGCTAGACAACGCCACCCTCAAGGGACTTGGTTTAACTCCTGAGCAATACGAAACCCTTATTGCTTATGTTGGAAAGAACGCCCAGACCAAAGCAGGGTTCTTGGGAGAGCGCGTTGTAGGTATGGCGGCTATGGATAAGGTAGAGATGGATCTACTGAGGGATATGGTAGATCGTGCTATCCGTACCCGTATTCAAGATATGCCAACCCGTGGTGACTTTGCAAAGAGTCTCTTTGGCTTTTGGGGCAGCGCCCTTACTCAATTTAGATCCTTTAACTTGAAGGGCATTGATAACTTCTTGTTGCAGAACATCGGTCGCGTACAGCAGGGTGGCGGTAAGCGTGTTGCCGCTGAAATTGGTTCTGCCTTGGTGTTCTCCGGCGTTATTGCTTACGCGCGTAACTACGCCGATTGGCGCTCTTACAAGAACACCTCAGATAGCGAAAAGGCAGATGAACTTGCCACTACGCTTACTGCTGACGGCTTTGTCCGTGGCGCACTAGCGGGACCCTCAGAATTCTTTCTTGCGCTTATGGCGGTAGACGGAGTGTGGCAGCGGACTGTAGATCCTGATCCCATCTTCTCTCAATATCGCTATAGTGGACAGTCTGCGTTTGGTTTTCCTCTTGAGGACACCCTTAAGCGCACCTATGGCTTGGGCCAAGACCTCTATGGTGCTACGGTCGCTAAAGCAACAGGGTCGCGCCTAAGTCGTGAATTTACTAGACGCACCGTTCACTCAGCCCGGTTGTCCATATTTGGACAGAATCTACCGGGTGTTAAGCAGTTTTTGAACATCGGAGAAGCCGAAATTGCAGACTACTTCCGTCTAGCCGACACTCAACCCCGAGACAGGTAACGAATCTAAGGAGAAACCAACATGGCAAACAGTTATAAACTTTATACGGGCAACAATTCAACTACAATCTTTGCTCTATCTGGCATTGATGGGTGGGTAAGCACCGCCTTTATCAAGGTGTATTTGAATGATGTGCTGCAAACGACAGGGTACTCCTTTATTACCATGTCTACTGCACCTTCGGTTCAGTTTACTACGGCTCCCGGAACAGGTGTAACTATTCGCCTACAGCGTGAAACCGCACGGGTAGGCGGCAATTTGGATCTTTCGTCCTTTCAGTCAAACATTATTGACTTTAACGATGGCTCGGTGCTTACTGCCGGAGATCTTGATAAGGCAGTACAAGGTCTTGTCCATGTTGCTCAAGAGTCCAACGACAGCGGCTCCGGTGCGTTGGGTCTCAACGTAACGCAGACTGCTTGGACTGCGGGAAGCAAGAAGATTACTGAAGTTGCTGATGGCACCACCGCACAAGATGCTGTTACGGTAAACCAATTCAACCTTGCCACCCTCTTTGGCGGTTCTACCATGCAGCCGGAGTTGTGGTCGATTACGGCCACGGGTGCAACCACCTATACGCTTAGTCCGGCACCTTCAGGACTGAACAAAGATCTGTTCTTTGTTACTCTTAACGGTGTCGTGCAGCCCCCAAGCGCCTATAGCCTAACCCCCACTACAATTGTCTTTGCTTCAAGTGTTACAGCGGGTGTTGCAATCAGCATTCGTAATCTTGGAGTAGCGCGGAGTCTTGTTTCTAGTGTGCAGACGGAGATGATTGTTGATGGCAACGTCACAACCGCTAAAATTAATGATGCTGCGGTAACTACTGCAAAACTTGACTCAAATAGCGTAACTACTGCAAAGATTACAGATGCTAATGTGACCTACGCTAAGATTCAGAATGTAACCACCAACAAACTGCTTGGTCGTGTTACGGCGGGATCGGGAGTAGTCGAAGAAGTTACCTGTACGCCGTTGGCGCAGACCTTTCTTACTAAGACAA